ATGGAGGTGTCACATGGCTTTGCAAAATAAAAAACGGATGACAACTAATCACAGCTACGCAGAGCAAGCATTGTTGCCTGACGAACAACTAGATTATTACGCTGAGGTGTTTACACAGCTGAATGCACGTTACGCGCTAACAACACGGCATCATTTCATCTTTGAAGACTTTTTAGATAACCCAGAGGCGTTTGAACTGAATATTCATCGTTATTTTGCAAACAAGCTGTTATTTGAAACTCGCCGTGGCGGAGCAAAGATTCATCTGCACGTTTTCTTGCGTTATCCAGAAGTGATGATGGCAGCAGTCAATGTTGAGCAAGCCTACCATGAAGCAGAAGCGGTGAAATGTGAGCATTTGTTACCACGACAACTCACCGCAGTACGCGACATGGAATTGACTGAACTCGTCTGGTTTCAGGAGCTGGTAGCAACTACTTTTCAGCATCACCGCCGTGTATTAATGAGAGGCTGTGCCTTAGTTGAGCCTAACCCTCTTAATCATCGCTGGGAGCGTAAATGCGCAGGAGGTAAACGCTGATGACAATACCTGCGCTGCTGGTTTGCCCGAACTGCCGATTCAAGTTTGAGCTGGAACAGGCGATTCAGGAAGTGGAGGGGCGGCAGTTTGTCGAGTTACTGATGAGTTTGCCGTCCCCTGTTCAACGGTCGCTATACAACTACATCAAACTGTTCACACCTGAAAAACAGGCGATGACGTGGGGTAAAGCCTTGAAAGCCCTGAAAGAACTCGCTCCCTTAATTAAAGAAGCGAAAATTCAGCGTAACAAGGTGGCGTATAGCGTGCCTGTCCCCGTTTGGGTCTCTGCACTGAGCTACTTGGTGGAAACACCGCCAGCAACGCTGACCTTACCGTTAAAAGGCAACGGTTACTTGCTATCAGTGTTAGTCGCTCAGGCAGACAAGGCAGTAGCAGATGCCGCTGAAAAGCAAGCCAACGCCAAGCAAGCGGAAAAAGACTATGCCAATCGGGCAGTGGCAGCAACGGTTAAGCAAGTACACGCTGAATCTGAACAAAAGGTAAAAGAAAAAGCACCGATTAATCCTGAGTTTCAACAAAAAGTGGGGGAGCTGCTAAGAAAAGCGCAAAGCGCACCGCCGATGACAGCTGAAGAAAAAGCGGAGCAACAAAAAAAGTTAGCTGACATTACCAAAAATATGACACCTGAAGAACTCGCCCTGAAAGAGAAATTCAGAGCAGAACGTGCGGCAGAAGCCGACCCCTTACAACAACCTTTAAAACGAGATTAAAACCATGCCTAACCCAGAAAAACCCGACTTAATACAAAACAGCGTGAATTATATCCGTACGTTGTTTACTCGTAGTGAACAGGCTAAAAACAATCCTGACGCGCCGCATCGTACTGATAGTAAAGGACGCATCTGCCCTGCCAGTATTATCAGCCCTGTCGATGCGGCACGCGATGATTTGGTTAATGACATGGTCGCATCATGGAAAAGTGAGCGCATCCAATTACGCACTATTAAAATCACTGGCTTTGCCAATATCGAAGAATTCCTGACTTTCAGCCTCGCTAACTACGAAGTAAAAATGGGTGGCAAAAAAAATGGGGTGACACTGACTAACTTTTCACAATCAGCCAAGGTAGTTATCTCTTACGCTGAACGCATTACTTTCACCGAAGAACTGATGGCAGCCAAGGTATTAATCGAAGAGTTAATTGAAGAAAAAAGTGAGAATGTCGATGACATCACCAAGACGCTACTCATGAATGCCTTTAGCCTGAATGATGGCAATATCAACACGGCAGAGATTTTGAAACTGCGGCGCATTAATATCGTGCATCCAAAATGGGAAGAAGCCATGCAGGCAATTTCTAAAGCTATCCTGCCTATGGGGGCTAAGGGCTATGTACGGGTATATGAGCGTGCCAATATTGACAGCGAATGGGAGGCAATATCACTGGATATTGCAGCACTATGAGCAACGCTAAAAAATATACCCCTGTCGATAACCGTAAAAAGTATTATACCTTGCTGCAAGTCGGCAAAGCTGAATTGTGCTGGGACGATGAATTTTATTACGGTATCTGGCTGCCCATGCAGGGTGCAACGCTGAAAAATGGTAAATATTCTGCCAGTACCTTAAGTATCGGGCAGTTATGCCAAGCGGTGGAGGTCATGAAAAAAGCAGGCTTTAAAGTAAAATCTACGGATGCGAATGGCAATAAACAAAGCCGCGCATTAGCGGATGATGGGCAGTCGAAAAAAATACGCGCTTTATGGTTGGAGATGCACGGGCAAGGCATTGTTAAAAACCCGTCGGAAGCATCGTTATGTGCTTACGTTAAACGCATGACCAAAGTAGATGCGCTGCAATGGCTCAGTGTTGCTCAAGCCAGCATGGTGATTGAGGGGTTAAAAAAATGGCAAGCTCGAACTCCGAAAGCGTAAGTTTGTTACCACCCGAAATAACGCCTAAAGTGTTATTACTCATTGCGGATTATTGCGGGGACAGTATCGCCATAGATATATGGCGGCACTATGGCGGCGGACATTTGTTTGTGCCTACCTTGGTGACAGCGGATCATCATCTAGCGATTGCTATCGGTTTGGGCAGGGCGCAAGCAGTATCTGAACAGTTTGGTGGTGAGTCTATCTGCATCCCGCGCGGTAAAAAAGCCTTGGACGCAGTACGCAATGCCCTGATTAAAGCCCAACGCAAACAAGGCTGGTCTCTATTTGCTCTCGCGCGTGATCATCATTTGACCACGCGGCAAATTGGGACAATTCTTGCAGGAAAGACGCTCGTTGATGAAAAACAATTAGATTTGTTTAAATAGCAAAATTGCAATAGTATAAAAAGGGGCGTAAATCATTTACGCCCTTTTTTTTGCTTGAAATTCTTCGTATGCCATACGGATTACCTCTGCTTTACCCTAAGCACACTGTCCTCATTCAAGTGTGCCGCTATGATTAAAACCCCCATTTTTACTTTTCCAATCTATTATCGGCATAGCATTCTTGCGCCTGCGCTCATCACTAACTTTAAGTCTAAACGTCGTAAGTCACGTTTTGAAGTGAGGGGCTGGTGATAATTTCTCAAATCGGCGAATGGCTGGATGTTATTTTTAAAGTGCTGATCGCTATTTTTAGCATCTGGCTGTTCTTTGATAGGCGCAATGATAAAACCAATGAACGCATTGATACTCTTGATACGCGCTTAACGACTGTTGAAACTAAACTCCAGCATCAACCGACCCATGACAATCTGGGTGATGTGCATAATCACATCCGTACGGTGGCTGAACAAGTCGCGCTCGGAAATACTAAATTGGCGGCAATGGAGGCAACCTTGCAGTCTCTTAAAGAGCTGACCACACGCATGGATACCTTTTGGCGTACCAGGACACAACCATGAATGATTATACGGATTTTATGCGGGCATCATTGCGCTTGGCGATATTACAACTTTTATATGCAGCACCCTCTTATACACTCAATGATATTGATTTGAAAAAATCCTTATCAGCCAGAGGTCAAGCGGTATCAACTGATATTTTGCGCTCAAATCTGCAATGGTTGCATGAACAGTCATTGCTACTCGCTACACAATCGCCTGACTTTTGGGTAGTAACTTTAACAGCGACAGGTGGTGATGTGGTGAATGGTCTAACTACTGTGCCTAATGTTGCTCGACCTGAGCCACGCTAATGTCACCACGGTCAGCAGTTTCAAATCTGCCGAAATCGTTACAAGATGAGCTAAATACTAAATTAGTGGATAGTTCGTTTAGTGATTATGTCGGTTTATCCGATTGGCTGGAACATGAAGGTTATCAAATCAGCCCAGCCAGTGTCTGGCGGCATGGTTCTAAATTGCAAGCGGCTATGGAAAAGTCCTTGAATAAAGCACGGCAACGCATGGAGATAGCCAAGGCGTTACGCGGAGCATCGGAAGAAGATAAAGCTGCGCTGATGGAAGCCAATGAAATGGTCGCGATGGATCAGATCATGGATATGTTCGAGGAAGCGGCTAACCTTGAAATCGGTGAGCGCATGGCAGCCGTGCCTAAACTGGTCAGAGCAATTGCTGATTTAAACCGTGCGGCAATTGGCAGCGCAAAATGGAAACGTGAATTTGAAGCGCAAATACGCAAGGATGCACTGGAAGAGGCGGCACAGCGTGTCGGTGACGCGGCTAAAGCACAGGGCTTGGATAAAACACAAGCCAGTTTCTGGCGTAATAAAGTATTGATGGGCGGTGTGTAATGGCATTACCCGCATTAGGCGATACCCAGCGCATTGTTGAATGGGACGAGCTGCCAGACAGTGTACGCTCGATTCCCGATGATTTTAATCCCTTGGATGATGGCGTGTTTATGGCGCATCAAACCGAATGGATTAAATTAATCCATTCGGTGGATTTGGCAGCCGCTGAGAAGTGCCGTCGGTCTGGAATAACCTTGGCAACTGCGCTGGATGACACGATAACAGCGGCATCACGCAAATCAGCGGGTGGCTCTAATGTTTTTTACATTGGCGACACGCGCGAAAAAGGTCTGGAGTTCATCGGTTACGTTGCCAAGTTTGCCAAGGTGATTGTTGCAGCACAAGGCGAGGGTATTTCGGCGATTGAACAGTTTATTTTTGAAGATCAGGATAAGCGCGGCGAAGCCACACAACAGATTACCGCGTTCAGGGTGCGCTTTTCTTCTGGCTTTAGAATCGTAGCATTATCAAGCCGCCCTGAAAATGTTCACGGATTACAGGGTGTGGTTAATATCGACGAAGCCGCGCTGCATAAAGATGTCCGCAAAGTGATTGAATCAGCGACCGCGTTGTTAATATGGGGCGGTAGAATCCGCATTATCAGTACGCACCGTGGTATCAAGAATCCGTTTAATGAACTGATTCACGATATACAACAGGGGTTATACGGGGCTTCTGCCGCTGTTTTTAAAATTACTTTTGATGAATGCGTAGCGAATGGTCTGTATGAGCGGGTGTGTTTTATGCAGGGCAAACAACCCACTGCCACTGATAAAGAAGACTGGTATCTCAGGATTCGTAAAGCCTACGGCCCGCGTAAATCAGCAATGCGTGAAGAATTAGATGTTGTGCCGCGTGACGGTGATGGTTCAGCTATTCCTGGTCTGTGGATTGAACGGGCAATGAAAGAAGTTCGCCCTGTGCTGCGCCTGTCATTTGATGATGATTTTAAGAATTGGTCTGTGGGAACCCGCACACGAGAGATTGATGCGTGGATTAAACGTGAGTTAGACCCATGTATTAAGGCTCTCGACCCCACTGTGTTGCATTACTTTGGGATGGACTTTGCGCGGAAAGGGCATTTATCGGTTATCGCACCGTTGAGCAAGCAACCTAATTTAAGCCGCAAAGTACCGTTTGTCATTGAGCTGCATAATTGCCCTATTCTCCAGCAACAACAAATCCTGTGGTATTTGATTCCTAAATTACCACGGTTTTGCGGGGGTGCAATGGATGCGACAGGCCCCGGTCAAAACATGGCGGAATTAACATGGGAAAAGTTTAAATCTGTCGAGCAAGTATCACTATCCAATGCGTGGTATCGGGACAATATGGCAGCATTCGTGCAGCATTTTGAAGATGACATGATGGATATACCGCGTGATGTGGAGCATGAATCCGATTTACGCGATTTAGAACGCATTGATGGCATTATCAAATTACCGAAAGAAGCTACTGAGAATGAAGCAGGTATTCCACGACACGGCGATTATGCCATTGCGTTAGCATTGGGTGATTATGCAGCGACAGTCGGCAAGAGCAGTGTTATTGAGTTTGAGTCCACAGGGGTTCATCGTGAGGGACTGGGTGCGTTTACGCAATCGGGTAAGCAGTTTGGTAGTGTTGGTGCGGATGAAGCGAGTTACACCTTGCGTAGTGCTAATGATTTTGACACCTATATATAAAGAGTAACTTATGCGTAAACACTCAAGCGGATTTTACCTGCCTACATCCTTTTCTGAGTCCACACTCAAGAAGCCTGTTATGGATGAGGTGGCAACGACGCAAAACGGCAGAGATATTACTCTCGGTTATGTGGATGGTTTGCAGTTATTGCCCTCGACTGACCCATTGCAAAAAACGCGCGGCGTGGATTTAAGAATCTATGATCAGGCACGGAGTGATGACCAAGTACAGACTGCTTTGCAACAACGGAAATTAGCATTGTCTGGTAAAGAGTGGACAGTCACAGCAGGCGGCACATCGGCTAAGGATAAAGCGGCGGCGGATTTTATTCGTGAGCAGTTGAACACGCTACCATTTGACCGTTTGACAGAGAAGATGCTCAGCGGCTTGTTTTGGGGTTATGCGGTCGCAGAATGTCTGTGGGCTACCGACGGGCAGTATATTGTTGCCAGTGACATTAAAGTCAAAAAACAAAAACGCTTCGGCTTTGCGCCCGATGGATCATTGCGGTTATTAACCTCGTCTAATCCCTTGGGAGAGAAACTGCCTGATCGTAAGTTTTGGGCATACTCGACAGGCGGCGATGATGACGATGATTATTATGGACTGGGTTTAGCGCATTGGCTGTATTGGCCCGTATTTTTTAAGCGTAATGATATTAAGTTCTGGTTGGTGTGTTTAGAGAAGTTTGGGATGCCTACTGCCTTGGGTAAGTATCCAGCTGGAGCAAGCGCACCTGAGAAGCAACGGCTACTGGAAGCCTTACACGCGATTCAATCAGATAGCGGTGTGCGTATTCCTGACTCCATGCAGATTGAGTTATTGAACGTTGCCCAGTCAGGCACGGCGAATTATATCGAGCTGTATAACGCAATGAATGCGTCCATCTCTAAAGTAATTTTAGGGCATTCTGCTACTACGGACAGTACCGCTGGCAAGTTGGGCGGCGATAATATGGCTTCGGAGGTTCGTAATGATCTGGTCGCAGCGGATTCGGATTTAATCTGTTCTTCATTTAATCGCACGGTCGTTAAGTGGTTGGTGGAGTGGAATTTTAACGGTGCAAAGTCGCCGACGGTGTACCGTGATGTGAAGCCTGCGCTGGATTTAAAAGCACAGGTGGAACGTGACAAGCTGATTTTTGATATGGGTTATAAGCCGACGTTAAACTATGTCACGACAACTTATGACATTGAGGTTGAGGCGGCTGTGAGTACAAACCAAGTTCTGGACTCCACTACACCTGCCAAACCTTCCAAGGAAGCTAAATTTGCTGAGGGTAGTTCAAATATGGGTATGGATTCTGCTGATCCAACACCTGTGACGGATTACACGGAACAAGTAGCAAAATCTGCCGATGCGTTGATTGCCGAATGGATAGCGATGATTAAAGGCAAAGTGGACAGCGTGGAGAATTTAGACACGTTACAAGCTGATTTACTGGGGATGTATGGCGATTTACCCACCGAGGATTTAACCAAGGTGATGTCGTTGGCGTTTGCGGCAGCTGATTTGGCAGGGCGGTTTGATGTGCGGCAGGAGGCTGGAATTTAATGCGTGTTTATGCAGACGGCTCAAATATTATGTTTTCTTGTGAGTGCGGAGAAAAGAGTAGAGTGCCTAATTCTAAAAGTCTGCACCCGTTTATGAAACGATTACGTTCATTTGAAAACAAGCACAAATATTGCAAGCACAATGAGGCTGTTAAATCGTCAGTAATAATCACCTCTAAGATTTTAGAGCAATTACAAGCGGGGCAGTAATGGGTTTAATCATTTCAACAGGAGACTCTTCAATGAACCCTAATTTTATACGCGTAACAAATAGCGATACGCTGAAAATTTATTCAGCGTTAGAAAAAGCAGACATTATGAATGATGAACATTGGAGCAGCATTGGCGAAGTAAGCGTAGATTATGTGAAAAAAACAACAGGGCTTGACTGGGTTAATCGCAGAGTCATTGATTATGCTTCCAGTTTATGGATAGGCAGTTATGGTGTTATTTATGAGTTAAAAAACCCAAACTGTTTAGTTGATATGCAGAATAGAGGGCGAACTCTTGCTGTTGCGCTTGGCTTTCTTGATAGTTAGAAAGATATGGGCTTAATCATTTCAACAGAAGGCGCGGGCTTTCCACCACGCGGTGCTGTGGGCAGTTTCAAACTACCTTTCCAAGAGCAGATTGATTTTTTCAATCAAAAGAATCCGCTACCCTCTAATTATTACGATGATATTTTAAAATCTGCCCACGACCGCGCCTTTATTGTTGCAGGGGCGGCTAAGGCGGATTTGCTCAATGATTTACATAATGCGGTTAAGCAGACCATCAACGACAGCAAGACTATTGATTGGTTTCGTGGTCAGTTTGATTCAATTGTTAAGAAGCACGGCTGGACGGGATGGACGGGTGAAAATAGCGCAGCAGGTGTGGCGTGGCGTACCCGTGTTATCTATCAAACCAATTTGTCTACCAGCTATGCAGCTGGACGCTGGGCACAGTTGAATGATCCTGATTTATTGAAAGTGCGCCCTAATTGGAAGTATATCCATAACGATTCTGTCGTTCACCCAAGAGAACTACACAAAAGCTGGAATGGTGTTGTATTACCGCACGATCATCCGTGGTGGCTAACGCATTTCTGCCCCAACGGCTGGGGCTGTCGGTGTCGGATTATGGCTGTGCGGGCAACTGAGTATAAAGGTCATCCTGCGCCCGATGATGGGACTTATAATTTTACTGACCGTAATGGTGTGGTGCATACAATCCCCAATGGCATTGATTATGGGTTTGATTATGCGCCTGGTACATCACTCAGTCAGGATTTTGTCACTAATAAAGCAGCGACTTTGCCTGATAAATTGGCAAGTGATTTTTTAGCAGATACTAAAAAAATTATGGCTAATGATACGGGCTATTGGTTGCCCGATACGGATCAAGCCGCTTGGCATGAGGCTAGTTTTAAAGAATCCCCAGACTGGATTAAATCGGCAATTAAACAGCATGATGACAAATTTAACGGGTTATTGCCGCAAGACGTTGATAAATCGTTTTATTATTTCAGTGATAAAAAAGCGATTCATACTGGTGATGCTGACATAAATACTTATAAAAATCAGGGTACATGGCGACATGAATATGGGCATTTTTTAGACAATGTTTATGGTAATGATGTTAAGTATCGAAGCTCTCAAAGGGATTTTAAAAAAGCGGTGACCGCAGATACTAGGCAACTTTTAAAAGCATCGGGTATCAAAGCCAGTGATTCATTCAAAGCTAAACGTGAGCAGCGATATTTTGATGTAGTGGATGAAGTGGCAGCACTTAGCGAAGTAGATAGAAAAATTTATTTAGCAGGCAAAGCAGAGGAAGTTGGTCTATCTTTAGCAGAAGTAGAAGATTTTTTCAGTAGGGAATCAGTTTTTACCACTGCATCTATTGAACGTGATGCGCGTATGGCTGTGTTGTTGCAAGCAATCAAAGATCAGGATGCTGCTAAATTCATGGAATCTATCATCATGAGTGATGCTGGTAAAATCAAAGTAACCTATGAATTAGGATTAGTTGGTAAATTTTCTGATCTAGTCGGTTCGTCAACTGTAAACCAGTTATTAGGACATGGTTATATGGGAATGGGGGGACACGCAACCAGTTATTATATGGTTGCTGGTAATGCCGAGACGGAAGTTTTTGCCAATTTAACGGCATTGTTTGGTAGTGATAATCTAGTTTGGAAAACAACAGTCGAATCATTTTTTCCAGTGTTGTCTCAATTGTTTAAGGATATTTTTCATGGAAAAGCGTAGTTCACTATTCGCTCATTTAGAATCATTGATAGAGCGCACTGCTGAAGAGCAGGCATTTGACGATTATCTTAATGCGTATGAAGTTAAATTTGGTTATCTGCCATTCGGCCCTGATCTTCCAGAGCTAACAATTGACCTATTACGCAATGCTGTAGAATCAGGAATTGAGATAGCGAGTATTCCTTTACCACCTAATTGCCTCTCTTAATTATGTTAGAAATATCAATTTCAGGCATGGAAGAAATGCAGGCTCGGTTTCGCGCCATACAAGAACACGGCGGTAATTTACGTCCGTTGATGTTGGAGATTGGTGAAGATGTTACTGAATCGACCAAGCAACGGTTTGTTACTACGACCTCGCCCGATGGAGATCAATGGGCTAAAAATAGTGATGTCACATTGGCTCATAAATCTGGTTCAAGACCGCTGACGGATGGTGGTGATTTAGCCGCCTCTATTCATTATTCGCTATTAGGTAATGATGGTGTTGAGATTGGTACGGGTGCTGATCAAGCCGCTATGATGCAATTTGGAGGTACTAAGTCGGAGTTTCCACATTTGTGGGGTGATATTCCAGCGCGTCCGTTCTTGGGACTATCAGACCAGGATAAACAAAATATTCTGGATTTAACACTACATTACTTGCTTTAACTGCCGTTTGAACTACGTTTAAAGTCCCTTTATTTTATGGAACTTTTTTATGGATAAACCATTATGTAAACCCATCCTGCGTTGGATGGGCGGCAAAAGCAAACTCGCTCCTTTCATCATTTCGCAATTCCCCAAACATACTTGCTATACAGAAGCCTTCTGCGGCGGTGCAGCTATTCTTCTCCGAAAACCACGTTCTAAAGCGGAAGTTATTAATGATATTGATGGTGAACTAATTAACCTGTATCGCTGTGTAAAACATCATCCCAAT